AATTATTGCTGCATTATTTACAATCTCTGCGCTGTATGTCTGCACAACGGCACCGTTTCCGCTAGTAAGAGTTGCTGAGAACAGCTCTCCGTTTGCATTCGCGGTAGCGGCAGTAATAGTCAAGTTGCCTGGAGTTGTATTAGTAACTTCAGTGTAGCTAAGAGTAGTTGCTAATGTTGGAGTGCTTCCTGCCTGTACTCCGGTGTAAATGATTGTAGCTTCATTTGTAGAGTCAATGGTTGAAGGCAGAGCATGGAAGTTAACTTCTAAAGAAATTACATCTTCAATAGAGTGAGTAGGTACTTCTAAGTGTGCTGTAGGAATATCAATTACAATATTCGGAGCAGTGGTACCTCCAATGTTAAACGCCATATCAAACGAGTTAGTAACAGTAGTTGTAGCCCCGATAATATCTCTCCACAATTCTGCACTCTTATCATCAGCAGAGTCTAAGTAACAAGTAAAGTTTCCGCTTACTGATCGAGTACCTGTAATATGTCCGAGAGGCTGATTTACAATTCCTAAAGTTTCAGGAGTAAGGAAAGTAATATTGTTTGTAAATGTTACGTTTCCACCTGTAAGAGTGAGAAGGTAAGTAGTAGCGCTTCCTCCAGCAATTGAAGATACACAACTTAGTGTAGTTAAACGGTTACGAATAAAGTTACTTGTTGAAGTCACAGCACGATCAATTGCACCAGATCCGTCAAATGTATCTTCTTCTGTAATAATCTTACCGAAACCAGACCAGTTAATAGTTGCAATTCCATCAATTTCAAAGTCAATTGCTGCTTCATTTGCAACACAGCCTTCAATCTTGTAGATCGTAGTCTCAGGACCAGATCCGTAGTTATCATCTGCATCACTTGCTCCGCCCATGATGAAGAAAAGATCAAATGTGCCTAGTGCTGCTTTATTCGAATCATCGAAATCATATGTAGTGCTTCCTGTAGAAACAGTAACACCTGCAGACCAAGTACCTGAGTAGCTGTTTGCAGCAATAAAGTTTGCCCAAAGAGCTTCTTCTGCTACAGTGCCGTAGTTTGGTCGTGCATAAGTTGAGAAAGACCATTCCGCCGGAGCGTATGAGTCATTGAACATTTGACGGGCACGTCTACTAACTCCTGCAGTAGATTCCATCTCGTTCAAAGTAATTTCTGAAGCATTTGTCGCTTGTGAAAAAGAAAATCCATCCAATACAGGAATTTCCCATACATTTGAGCCTTGCTTGCAGAATACTTTAGTATCGCGACTAAAATGTAGTGCCATAGTTTATCTCCTATGATATTGAAAGGGCTAGGGCGTGAACGTTTGTTCGTGCCAGCCGTTTCTAGTATCGAACCTCAATTAGCATTTCACCAATGCCATAAGGCTCTAGTACACCTTCATCAGTATCAATACTGATAATGGTAATCTGTTGTGTATGTTGCTCGTTGCCTCTTCTATCATAATAGGCTAGACGAGAGTTTGCTTCGAGCACAGTTTCAATATCTTCCATAAGCTCTTCAAGAGCTGTAACAGGGTCTTCTTCTTTAACATAGATTCGAACTGTTACTGAAAGAAACCTATCTTTGTACCCTGCGCCTTGATAGTCTCTTGTTTCGGAACCTGCACTTAAATGCACACTCGGAAACTGATCTACTTCATCCCAAAATTTAAGGCGAGGATGAACATTTGAATAGACGTCAGTGTTAAAATCACCATTTCCATCTATCTCTTTAATTTTATCTGTAAGAGAATTAATGATACCAAGTCTACGAGTAGCATAAATACGGTTTGTATCTGTGGTCATTAAACTCTCCTAGTGTAGAATCTTCCAATAGCAAACTGGCTAGCAATTTCTCGTATGGAGAGATCAATTATCCTGCGAGGATCTCTATCTTTGCTGCCTTGTTTAAACCCTTGCTCAAAAGTTTGGTAAGGATTTTTTTGATAAGTGTACCCAATGCTTGGATGTCCCTGAGGAGTTAAACTAGCATCTGTTATCTGGACACCTCCTACAAATCTTCCTGTTCTATTTTCTAATGCAGGAGCTCCCATATTTGCAAGAACTCTGCGCTGTATGTCTCTTTTCAAAACTCCAACTATTTTTACTAAACTAACATTTGAAGCTTGTCTCTTTTTAGACTTCTTGCGTTTAGTAGCTGCCATTCTTTGTGCTTTTAAAGTAATTCCTCCAGCGGCAGGCATCTTTTGCTTCTTTTGTTTGCTTTGCCTGTCTTTTACCTTTCTTCTTTTGGGGTCAACTTCAAAAAGACCTCCTTCAACTTTTGCAATTTTCTTTGCAGGCTCAAGGAGTTCTTTATTTATTAATGTTTTTGCAATTTTTTCATCAAAAGGCTGACTTGCTTTCTCGCTTGCAAGCTTTTTGTCTACTCCTGCATCTATTAGTGCATGATAAATTGCTTTTTCAAGCCTTGGCAACAAAACAATCCAGTCACCGTCTTGAGCACCTGGAGCATTTTTAGGCTGTGGTCCAGGTTTTCCTTTTATTGCTACTGTTCTTTTTCCTTGATTATCTGTCAAGGTGTAGTCGTATGATACTCGTTGAAGTATTTTTTCAACGACTACTACGGCGGCATTTGAAGCTTCTTGGCTAATTCCCATCTTGCCATTTTGAATTGCTTCTTTTAACTTTTCTGCCGCTCCTTCACCTACTGTTGTTGCAGTGTGATGAAACTGAGTTAATCGTGTAAATTTAGCTGTAGCATTGCCTTCATTAGTTAAAAACTTAGAAAGCATATTTGATTCTTTTACAACATCACTCTCTTCAAACAAAGATACAATAACATTTTTAACTTTATCAAAATGGTTGGCAGGCTGTAAAATCTCTATCCTTGGACCTCTTTGATAAGCTTTGTAATCCAGAGAAGGAGTAGGAGATTGAGTATTGTATCTCTGAACAAATCTTTTGTAAATAAATACAGCAACTTGTCGTGCTTGTAGTCTTAAAGTTCTATTATCTGCCCTATTAACTACTTTTTCTCTTGCCCCTAGTCTTAGCTGTGCTCTTTCTGGAGTGCTCATACTTCGATAGTTGAGCCCTTCTTCTTGTAGTGTACTTCTTTGTTGTGTTGCAACTCTTGATCTTTGAAATGCCGCAACATAGTTGTATGAAATTAATTCTTCGATATCCTCTACAGTTACTTCAATAAAGTGTAACCCTTTGGTATCTGCAAACTGACGAGCAAGCCTATTTAACTCTGCTGTTAAACTTCTATTTTGATTGTATCCTTTCTCTGCTGAAAGCTCTTCTAAGATTATCTTTCTAAGAAACTGCTTACTCATCAGAAGTTTTTGTACATATCAAGAACTCTCTTGATATGGTCTGGAAAGCCTCGACCCTCTCCAGAGCCTTGGTTTTCAATAGTAGCGCCTGACAAAGTTCGTCGAGGTGAGTGCTCATCTTTGTAGTAATATTTTATCAAATCTACAACTGCTAATCTTAAATCAGTAGGACACGTTTGATATCCTGCAGTGTAAGTTATGCGTACCGCCCCTGCCCCCAGAGGCCAATTTTTGTAGGTGGACCCCGTTACGTACAGTACACTATCCGTCGTTGTGTCAAGATAATAGTCTGTAGTTGCCACGGTGGTGTAACTTTCCGTAACGGAGCCTCTTTTTTCTACTGAAACAATACTATTGACAGGACTTTCTGTAAGTTGAATAACATGAGTATTCCAGTCTAAGTTAAATGTCTCTACCTTATTAGTAGAGTAGTAATCAATAATGCTGTTTCCACAATAAGTTTTTACTAATTGACTCACAGAATCAATAAGCTGATTTAATTGAAAATCATCTTTCGGGCTGGTGATGCCTTCAATCTGTTTGTAATCTGCTAATGTAATTAAATTCGCCATAATAAATCAATTAGTAAAAACTTGGGGAGGCGAACCTCCCCAGTTTATTTAGCTAGCTATTAAGCTGCTGCGTTCTTCTTAACGTAGACCGCGGCAGACTTGCCAGAAGCTGCGTCAAACAACTCGTCAAAGCCAAGGTGCTGTGAAGCAACAAGAACTCGACGCTGAGCAGCTACTTCGTAGTCTTGCTCAACAGTTACGCCGCGAAGACGTGGCATAACAAAGTTGCTTGGGTTGATGACGAATGCGCCACCAAATGCGTCTTCTACGTCCGCAGTAAAGTTGTCAGAAACAACTACTGGCGAACCAAAGACCATACCTACCTGACCTACGCGGCGTAGAGCCATATCAGAACCTACTTCATCAATAGTAGTAAACTCTGAATCATTCAATAGATCATAGTAGTGTGCTTGGCTTACTACGTAAACAAGCTCACTTGGGTTAAGGCCATAGACACCCATAGCATTACGAGCACGGTTAAGCATAGCTGCATTGAAGTCGATAAAGTGAGTATCGCTTGCAGTTGCACCGTCACCCCAAGTAACACCACCGTCTGTTGACAGACCATTGATACCAGTTGTTCCACCGATACCTGTGATGTTTCCACCATTACCCTGGAGGATTGCCTTGTCTACTGCACGAGCGTGAGCGCGAGCAATTGACTGAGTAAGCATTGGCATGATGTTGATAAGAACTTTCTCATCGATATAGTTATCGAGGAAAGAAGTTGAAATCAGACGATCTACCTGCAATACTTTCTGGTTTACAGCGTAAGTGTTGCTAGAGTAAGAATCGTTTGCAGTACGGTTAGTTACGCCAGTACCTGTACCATCGTCTGCAGCCTCCAATCCACCAGTTGACCACTTAGCAAAGCTAGTGTCTGACTGAAGAGGAACTACTGTAGACTGTGACTCAACAGGCATTTCACGGAAGAGGCTAGCAAGACGAAGCTCGAGCTGAATTTCTTCCTCAATACCTTGAGATACTACGTTATCAATACCGAGAGAAGAACCAGCAGTGTAAGAAACACCTGCCTTCTCGAGGATTGACTGACCAAAGTCAGTGTTCCAGCCCTTACCAGTGATAACACCAGCGAGGTGGCCTTGAACCAACTCTTTCTTGTGAGCTTGTAGACGCTCAGACTCTGAACGACCGTCAGCGAATACACGCTTAGAATCACGCATCTTGGTCAACTCTTCTTCCTTTTCAGCAAGTTGAGCACCAAACTGCTTCATTACATCTTCGAGTTGAGAATCTTTCTCAGCGAGCTTAGCTTGAACGTCTGCCATCAAACGCTCAGCACCTGACTCGATACCAGTTTTAATTACAGTTTCAACTTCAGCCTGCTTTGCGGCTTCTGCTTCTGCTGCTTCTGCAACTGCCTTAGCTTCTGCTTCAGCGGCTGCTTTTTCTTCGGCCTGCTTCATTGCGATTTTTGCAGCAGTCTCATCTGCTACGCGCTTCGCGAATGCTTCGAGGTCGATTTCGGGAGTTTGTACTTCCGACATATTGATCTCCTTTTGAACCGTTTCTACGGTTTCATCCGGTGTGTCACTAGCTACTAATGAATCTTCATCCTTAGCCAGAGACTGACCGGCTAGATCTACACTATTTTTGAAAGTTTTCTTGAATTCTTCGTACTCATCTATTGAGTCAAAAGACTTCGCCAGAGAAAAAGTAGCTGCTTGATTACAGGGAACAGATACAACTGATACCTCAAACAACTCAGCATCCTTAATCTTTAATCCATCGGTTTCCGTTAGATAATCAGCATCCTTGACTCGGAAACCAACAGAAAAAGCTCCAAGAATGCCTTCTTTAACAAGCTGTGCCACATGATCGGGCGCAGATTTAGAAATTTTAGCCTTTAGTTCGAGACCGTTATCAGTGACTTTAAGTCCTGTAGCGCGTCCGATCGGCTTATTGTAATCATGATTGAAAAGAATAATAGGATTCTTTTCAAAGTTATTTAGTCCACCTTTAGTCCATGCTGCTGCTTCGATAGTGTCTCCTGCACGATCAAAGTCAGCTGTACTAGCCATGCCACAAATGTGTACTCCGCCATCGTCTTCGTCGAGGGCTTTAAACGTAGAAGTAAGATTAAAAATCTTTTCCATTACGACTCCTTTTTAGGGGCTGCTTTTGGCTTAGGTGCCGGAGCAGGCTTAGCAGGTGCTGCTTTTGGCTTTGGTGCCGCCTTTGGTGCAGGTGCAGGTGCTGGAGTATGCGCCTCTGCTGCTTTCTTAAACGCTTGGGGATAGTACTTTAACATCATACTTACTGCTCTTTCCCAACGATTATTAAAATCTCTGCTTAAGTCTCTTTTAGTTACTGGATTATGCGTAACAATCTTAAGATACTCATCATGACTTAATCCTTCTTTAAGATTGTACTGCAGAACTTGAGAAGCAAGTCTAGTAGCAATCTCCATTTTAACTCTGCGTCTGATCATTATTTTCTTCCTCTACGGGCCTGCCGCCTTCGGCCGGATTTGCTGCGCTGCCTGCAATATTTGCAGGTATTCGTATGTCTTCACATCCTGCCATTTCATCAAAATTCATTGCTACTCTTGCTTCGTTTGCAGTTATTATTCCTGAATTTACAAGAGTAGAATAGTATGCTGCTTGGTCTCGTAATTCGGGCTGTAGTGCTGGAATATCTGAAACATCTTCAACAATCGTAAAACCAAAGTATCTTTCGTAAGCCTTTGAGATCTTCTCTAAAATAGGCATGATTGTCTCAAGATAGTAGAGTCTCATATTTGGGCGAATATTTGCATTGTTTCCTGAGTCTAGTAAGATTGGAGGAACGCCCAATGCTTTTAAAATAATTTTTTCGTTTTCTTCAATTGCTGTTTGAAAGTCTAACTCTTTAAAGTTTACATTTGAAACTTTGTCTATCTCAATTCCGCCGTCAAGAATTAAAGGTCTGCGACCTCCTGCATCTGGGCGATATCTTGCAGACCAAGATTGAATCATTCTTTCTTTAATTTTTTCCGATAAAGTATTCGGAGATTTTAGTACAAGACCAGGAACCGCTCCGTTTTTAAAGAAATTATCTTGAAAATCTCTCATTCGCTTCATAAGAACCATTGTCCTTAGTGCAGGTTTCAATCGAGAAACTCCTCGATAGATAGAATAGAAAGAGTTTTCTTTAATATGAATAATTTCTGACGGCTTAAAAACAGTCCCATTATCAAAAGTGTAACTTTCAATGTATGTACTACCACTTGCAGTTATTGTCATTTTGCTTGCAGGTAGGTGATACAAATGAACTCCATCATAATAAATAAAAATATTTCCATCAATGATGTAGTCTGTAATTAGGTTTCTACGAAAAGAAGAGATATCCTGGAAAGGATTAGGCTCTACATTTAGAAGAAGATTTATTCTGCTTCCCTTTACGCCTTTTACAACGGGCATTCCTTTTGTCTGGCCCATTATTTTAAAATTAATTTCAGAACAATCGTCTACGATTATGTTTACACCACGATTTACTATTTCTAAATCTTCGTAAGCACGCTCGTAGCTTATTGTTTGCTCACGACTAGGCTCTGTAGTGTTTCGATAGTATGGCTGAATTGGATTAAGTTTTTCCTCATCCGCTTCAACTTTCCTGCCGATTATTCTGTCATACCATGCCATGCTTGTCTCTTTGAATCTCTACCCAGCGCATTTGTTTCGGAGCTGTTACAAGGGCGGGATTTCTACCATAAAGTCTATGCAATTCTAAGTGATGTGCATGACATAAAGTTACTGTATGATCGTACAACTCTGCCCAATTATCTTCGATAAACTCATCTCGCCAAACGACAATGTATTCATCGGTGTAGTGTTGTGGTCTCTCTTTTTGCTTTTTCTTTAACCAGTCCTTTAGCAAAGGTGCTAGAGTGTAAAAGTGGTGAAAATCTAGTTCAGTATCTGCACCACAAATGTGGCACTCGCTTCCTTTTTCGTACTTTGATTTAGCACGATCCCTTATGTACTTCACTGGATCTCTTTTAAGCTTTTTCATTTTGAATTATAGCCTCTGTAGGATAAATTGTCAAACATTATTTTTTGTAGGTATCTTTAAAACCCACTCTGTGTTGTTTCAAACGAGTACAAAGCATATCGAAGTGCATCGGCCATGTGAGATGCTCTATTATGTTTCGGCTTTTCTTTTGCAAGATTTGGGTTAGGATCCCACTGATATTGATCAAGGCAAGATAATACTTCACCGCATCGTTGATCGACCATCATTTTATCGTTATCAACTATTCCCGCAACTTGTGCAATTCCATCTAGTACTGACTTTTTTGCATTTACAGTACTAATATCGTAATTTTGTGCGAAGTCAAATCGAGTTTGCTGTGCTGCGGAATCTATGTAAATGTAGTCGATGTCCCACTTGTCAATCATATCTCGAATTACAGCGGCATGTTGCTCGGTAGTCTTTTCGGCATCCAGGTACTCATCCAGTACATGGTACACCTCTTCGTCCCAATCATAAGCAATTACACAAAATGCAGTAGGATCACGATATCCAACGTCAAGCCCTGCAAATACATCCATTCGACGAGTATCAAGCTCTTCATTATTGGCGATACACTTTTCGTGGTTGAAATTCCAAATTTGACCTTCGTAAGTGTTAAAGTCCGCTTCGTATTCTTGCCTAAATTCTGCATCTGACATTGACTTTTTAGCTTCTTGAATATCTAACTCAGACATGCGAGGATTATCTTGATAGGTCGCTCGTATTGAACACCACTCAGGAAATTCATCATTAAATCCTCTATCAAAAAATTCTGCAAACCAGTTGTTCCTGCCCCGAGGGGTTGAGATAAAGATAGCTTTAGAGTTATCTTTATCCAAAGTAGGTCGAAGAGCTACGTTGAACGCATCACGTCCGTCTGCCAACGCCGCCTCGTCAAAAATAATTAAATCGTAGCTTCTGCCTACACAGGAATCAACTTGGTTTACGGAACCCATTCGAACCGTAGAGCCGTTTGTCAGCTCAATAACTTTATCTTTCGCATTGTCTTTTGCAACTTCTAAATCAAAGTGCTTAATAAGATTTCTTTGTAAGTCAAAAGAAATCTGAGACAGCGAGTAATTAGGAGACATTATGAGGATATTAGAACCGGGAACTAAAGATACAAGCTGCCCGATAATATTTGCGATGTATGTTTTACCTTGTCTGCGCGATACTGCTGCGCATACAAAGCGATATTTAGAATTATTTATCGCATTTATGATGGCTACCTGAGAAGGTAGTGGAGTGACACCAAGTAGATCCAAATAAGGGTCTACTGGCAACTTGAGAAAGCGTGTCTCAGATTGTAAATCTAAAAGTTGGTCAGATACAATATCTGCCCGACTAATTTGTACTGCCATAAATTACTCACATACTTCAGAGTTTTCTGAAATTATAGTCCGTATTCTGCATTGCTCTCGCTCTACTAACTGTAAACGATCTTGCTCTGCTTTTGTTAGTTCTCGT